TACGGAAGATGGTTCTTCAAAGGGTCACGTTTAAATGTCGTGGCTGCAGTCGACTTCGCTTATTCTACTGGCGGTAAGTCTGATTATACTAGTATTGTGGTCGTCGGTGTAGATGGAGAGGGTAATTATTACATTCTCGAAATAGACAGGTTTAAAACAGATCGTATTTCAGAATATTTTGATAGGATATTAAAGTTATACCAAAAATGGGGTTTCAGAAAAATAAGAGCCGAAGTGTCCGTCGCGCAACAAGTTATCGTCAAAGACTTGAAGGAAAACTACATCCGAAAGAACGGCCTTTCCTTAGCCGTAGAAGAGTATCGCCCTTCGCGCTGGCAAGGTTCCAAAGAGGAGAGGATCATGGCGGTCTTGGAGCCAAGGTACGCCAACCGGCAGATATGGCACTATCGTAGTGGTAACTGTCAAGCCCTAGAAGAAGAACTCGTCTATGCGAATCCCGCACATGACGATATTAAAGATGCACTGGCCTCAGCGGTAGATTTCGCTGTAGCCCCAACAAATTTATTTAGAATGCAATCAACACATCAACCAACATGGAATTACCATGCGAAGTTCGGAGGCGTAGTTTAAGTGACTGGTACCGTTGCAGATATTTCAGATATTTTAGTTAAAGACAGATTGGCCTGTAAGGTCACTGATATGTTCTTACAGTTTGACGTTTTGAGAAATGTCTGGAAGAATAACGTTTCTGAAGTGCGAACCTACGTGTTTGCCACAGATACAACACAAACAACTAATGCTCAACTTCCTTGGAAGAACAAGACTACGTTGCCAAAACTATGTCACATCAGAGACAATCTCTATTCGAATTATACAGCCACGTTGTTCCCTCAACGTAAATGGCTGATTTGGGAGGCAAACGAGTCTGACGCCAACAGCGTCGCCAAGAGAGATGCCATTGTTAACTACATGGCTTGGGCTATTGAACAGCCGTCCTTTAAGCATGAAATTGATAAAGTAATCCTAGATTACATCGATTTTGGTAACTGTTTTGCAACAGTGGATTGGGTTGATGAGCGTAAGGTTCAACCTGACGGTACAACTCAATCGGGGTATGTCGGGCCAGTTGTACGTAGAGTAAACCCTCTCGATATTGTTATGAACCCCGCAGCAGATTCTTTCGGTAAATCCCCTAAGATCATCCGCACATTGGTTTCAAAGGGAGAGGTTAAGAAGCTCCTTGAGTCTATGTCTACGGATGATAATAAAGCTGAATATGAAGAGTTATGGAAGTATTTAAAGGATATACGAGAGACCGTAAACGAGAGTAGCGTGGACTTCACACAGTCCAGCCCAATGTATGAGATAGCGGGCTTTGGTAATTTCAGAGATTACTTAATGTCCGACTTCATGGAAATCTTAACGTTCTATGGAGATATATACGATGATGAGAACGACATTCTCCTAGAGAATCACGTTATTACAGTCGTCGATAGACACAAACTCTTGGGCAAGAAACCCAATCCAGCGTTCTTTGGAACACCCCCGATTTACCATGCGCCGTGGAGAAAGCGGCAGGATAATCTGTGGGGTATGGGTCCTCTTGATAACTTAGTGGGTATGCAGTACCGCCTCGATCACGTCGAGAACATGCGTGCTGACGTTGTTGATTTGACAACCTATCCAGTACAAGCGATCAAAGGTTTTGTTGAGGACTATACGTGGCGACCTGGTGAGAAAATCTACATGTCTGAAGAAGGCGAGGTAGAGATTCTCCAGCCTAAGGTTGAAGTTCTCAATGCTAACTTCGAACTCGGCCAACTTGAAATGAAGATGGAAGAGTACGCGGGCGCGCCTAAGGAAGCTATGGGTTTTCGTACGCCCGGTGAGAAGACTAAGTATGAAGTGCAACAGTTACAGAACGCAGCTTCACGGGTCTTCCAAAATAAGATTAAACAATTTGAAGAGCAGATTATTGAGCCTATTCTCAACGCCATGTTGGAGATAGCGCGACGTAATCTCACGGGTGCAACAGTCATCAGAGTATTTGACGATGAATTTAAGGTCGCTGCCTTTGAGAGCTTAACAGTACAAGATATTACGGGTGTGGGTAGAATTAGACCAATCGCTGCACGACACTTCGCAGAGCAAGCCAATCTAGTCCAGAACCTAACTGCGTTAGCTGGTTCGGGTCTCTGGCCGATTGTGGCTCCCCATTTCTCTGGAATTAAATTAGCCAAAATCTTTGAGAACATCTTTGACTTAGATCAATACGGAGTTGTTCTACCCTACGTGTCTCTGGCTGAACAAGCCCAAGCACAGAAGTTCGCCAATACTCTCCAAGAAGATGTGGCGATGCACGCCGGTACAGCGTCCGGTATGGGTGATGATTTTGATCTATCTGCGGTTGGACAATCCAGTCCTCCCATTCCACTACTCTCAGACCAAGGAGCATAAATGTATTCTAGATGGACCTCACATCTAAAAACAGATGAAGAAAAAGAGAATTTTAAGAAAGAAGTCTACTCCGCTAAGCGGGTTCTCGAGCGCCTATTAGAAATGGTGAACGATGATGAGAAAGGTCTCAGCCTTTCCGAAATGAACCCCCGATCTTATGATCAAGCTAGTTGGGCTTACCATCAAGCACACAAGAACGGAGTCAGACAATATATGAACCAAGTTAAGACTTGGATCGATCTGGACCAACAGAAAGGAACTATAAATGGATAATTTACTCAATGAGAAGGACGACCAACCCGTCATTGATGAGGGGAAAGATTACCTAGCAGAACTAGTCGGAGAAGATAAGAAATTCAAAGACGCACAGGCTCTAGCTAAAGGTAAGGCTTTCTCAGATGCACACATCGCTCTCTTAGAACGTCGTTTCGACGAGTTGTCGGAAGACTATAAAAGACTAAAGAAAGATGCTGATGCAGGGGCTAGGCTGCAGGAACTTCTAGACAAAATGGAGAACCAACCGCAGCACACTACTAGTAGAGAACCCACCGTGAATTCGAACGAAGTCAACACGAAGCCCGCCCTAGGCTTAGATGAAGTGGAGTCGCTCGTTTCTTCGAAGATTCAGCAACATGAACAAACTCGAAGAGAACGAGAGAACTTCGCTAAGGTCGAAGCCCTTCTTAAGGAGAGACTTGGAAGCAATTTCAAAGCTATCCTTAAGGAAAAGTCCACATCGCTAGGATTAACTGACGATGAGGTCAACACAATGGCACGCAAGAATCCAAATCTCTTTTCGAAGACATTTGATCTAGATGCTAAACCTCAGGAGAGCTTTCAAGCACCTCCGAGGAACTCTTCTACGTTTACCCCCAAAGGTTCGCAGAAGCGTGGTTGGTCTTATTACCAGGACTTGAAAAAGAAAGATCCTACGGCTTGGATGCAACCTAAAGTCGCCATTCAGATGTTAAAGGACGCCCAAGAAATGGGTGAAAAAGAGTTCTACTCTTCCTGAGTCTGAATAAATATTAATAAGGAGACATATAAATGGCTGGTTTTGAAATTAGATCAGATGAACATTTAGTCCGCACATCGCTCTGGAGCGCACAGCTCAAGAGCCTTCTGATGGATGAGCTGTTCTGCCAGAAGTATGTCCGTATGCTCGACCTGCCCCAAGATATCGGCAGTTCGACGTTTAACATTCCCTCCCTAGGTGAAGCCGAACAAAACGACTTCGTTGAAGGGGGCCGCGTAAAGTACAATCGGTTCGACACTGGTAACTATCAGTTCACAATCGACCAGTACAAGTATTCGGCGAATTCGATTTCGGAAAAGTTTAAGCGAGATAGCTTCTATGCTGATCAAGTCACAGCAGCTTTCTTGCCACGTCAGCACCGCGCCATTATGGTTGGTGTTGAGACACGGATTCTTTCTGTCGCAAATAGCGGCCAGACAGCCTCCAACCTGAATACAATTAACGGTGGTGATCACCGCTTTGTTGGTTCAGGCCTGAATGAAACAATCGCACTCAAGGACTTCGCTCGCGCACAGTTCTCCCTCAAAAAGGGTAACGTTCCGCTCACGAATCTTGTAGCTATTGTCGATCCTTCGGTTGTCTATTCGCTGCAAACACAGGCTAACGTTGTTAACTTGATGACGCCCACATATGGTAGCATCATCAGTGACGTTACGCCAACAGGCATGCGGTTCGCCGGCATGAACATCTTCGGTTTCGATGTTTATTCCTCGAACTATCTGCCCACATCGGTTAACGAAACGATTGGTGGTCTCACGACTGCTTCTGGCGTCGCTAACTATCTCTTCCATGCTGCAACGGACGATACGTCCCCGTGGGTTGGCGCTTTTACGCAGATGCCCACAGTCTATTCGGAGTTCAACAAGGATACCCAGGAATGGGAATACCTGACGATCACCGAGTACGGCTTCAAGGGTGACTTCCGTCCCGAGAATCTGGTCACTATCTTAACAGATACTGATCAGGTGTCATAAGGAGGTATTATCATGAGTTGGTTAAATAATGATAAACTCCTGCTTAAGTTTGGCACGGAGAAAGCTACATCCACGCCTGCTGGTGAATACAGCACGCTCGGACAACTTCACGAGGTTGAGATTAAAATTGACCTCACCGCTCTCACGCAGACAGAGACCATCCTCGCGGATGTTACCTCTCTGCCTAAGAACGCACGTCTCGCTGAGTTGGTGGTCCTCACCCACACAGCGGCAGCTACGGGTACTGCAATTGACATTGGTCTGATCAGGATGACTGATCGCACCACGGAAATTGACTACGACGGTATCTTGGCGGCCTTCCCAATCGCGTCTATGAACGCGGCTGGCGAAACAACCGTACTCACAGCCGGTTCGTCCGGTGCGGGTGCGCTGGTCGGCACGACCCTGTCGCAGATCGGAATGATTTCTGGCAGCAGGACGGATGCAACAGCATTCACTGCTGGCGTGATCTATCTGAAGATCCGTTACTACATGACGTAACACACATTTTGGTGGGGGTGGGCAACTGCCCCCACTAATCCCTCTTCCCATAAAGGAGAATACTAAATGGCTCAAAAATACCAAAACTGGGACATGTCCGGTAACCGCCTTGTAACTGATGAGTTACGGGCTGAACGGTTTCTCAGTCAAGGCGGGTCGCCCGCGAGTATTGCTACGGCTGGTGCCGCAACATATACAGCAGCGCAAGTCTTGTCAGGTATTATCGTTCGTGACTGCGCAGGTGCAGGTAGGACAGATACATTCCCGACAGCTGCCCTTCTGGTTGCTGCAATTAACAAACCAGCGGTTGGTGATACCCTCAGAGTTCACATTGTGAACGGCTCTGATGCCGCTGAAACAATTACACTTGCGGCTGGCACTGGCGGTGGTTTCGATACAAACCAAACAGCAACTTCTCGAGTTATCGGACAGAATACGTCTAAAGACGTCTATATTCGTTTAACCGGGGTTGTTTCTGGTTCAGAAGCCTACGTTATCTACGCGTAAATCAAATGAAATATACCCTACTAGAGCTAGTTCAAGACATACTGTCTAGTATGGATAGTGATGAAGTGAGCAGTATTGACGATACCGTGGAGTCCCAACAGGTCGCCAAGGTTGTTCGTACTGCTTACTTTGACATTATCAATAGAGCCAGGCTTCCGGAACACTATGATCTTAGGCAGTTGAATGAGACGAGCTCTTCTACTCCGGTTATCATGACGGTTCCCTCTGATGTAGATCATATTGAATATGTCAAGTATGATTGGGCGACAGCCACTGACCCAGAGATAAATATGCAGTTGTTAACCTTCAAGCCTATGCAAGACTTCTTGGATATGCAAGATCGTTTAGATCCGACTGCAACTGACGTGGATAGCCTAACATTAACGGTTGGTTCAGACAACCACACAATCCTATTTAAGAACAACGGTCCCCCTAGGTACTATACGACAACGGATGATAATAAAGTCCTGTTCGATAGTTATGACAACGAAGTGGAGACCTTCTTACGCCAAACTAAATCTAGAGCCTATTGTCGTCTTAGCATTCCGTGGACGATGGTTGATTCGTTTACTCCTGATTTAGATGAACCTCAATTTGCACTTCTTCTCAACGAGGCTAAATCCCTAGCTTGGGCGGAGCTAAAACAATCACCACACTCTAAAGCTGAGCAGAGTGCTCGCAGGGCGTGGACACAATTACAGAAGAATAAACACGCGGTTGGACCTAGTTCCGACTTTGATAGATTACCTAATTTTGGGAGACTCTAATTGGCTAACGTATTACATTCATCTTTAACAGGCGCAAATCTACACGAACCTAAAGGTGTAGCGTCAGCTACTAGCGGGCAAGTGTATGTAGCCAACGGTGCAGGTTCGGGCGTATGGACAACTCCTGCAGAAGTGGTGTTTCCTAATAAACATATTGCTGGTTTAACTTATGCAAACGCAGCAGATGCGACCAACGATATTACAGTTCTCGCAGGAACTGCTCGGGATACAACAAATACCGAGGACATGACACTCGGAGCTTCAATTACAAAAAGATTAGATGCTACTTGGGTTGTGGGAGATAATCAAGGTGGTCTGGATACAGGTTCTATCGCAAACACCACCTACCACATCTGGTTGATTAAAAGAACAGATACCGACGTAGTAGATGTTCTATTTTCTACGTCAGCTACTTCTCCAACAATGCCCACAAACTATACCAAGAAGAGACGAATAGGTTCCTTTCAAAGAATCTCTGGTGCAATTCAAGCCTTCGATGTCAATGAAATAGAAGGTGGTGGGTTGCACGTTGCATTAACAGGGGCCTTTTCAACCTCGTCTGTAAGTGTTACTTTCGCCGGAGGTCAGTCGACTTTAACTAAAATACCTACGGGTGTTCGTTTTGATGCCTTAATTTATGTAGATACTTTAGGCAAGACAGAAACATTAACTCTAGGTCACGGAGGATCGAGTACAGGATTTACTGTATCACGAGCGGATGTTCCAAGAGATTTGAATGTTAACTTAAAAACAAATACATCCGCCCAGATATATGCGAAGACAACGACTAACCCCGGTCCTGAAAACTTTAGTATGGGGGTGTTGAGTTGGATAGATTACCGTAGGGACTAATGGCTAGACAAGCTCTACAAAACGTTGAGAATAGCTTTGTTAATGGCTTAATCTCTCAAGCCACAGGATTAAACTTTCCTGAGAAGGCTTGCACAGATACGGATAACTGTATCTTCACGGAGACGGGTACCGTAACACGACGTCTGGGAATTGATTTTGAACCTCAGTTTGTTTCCAAAACGGTCACACGAACAGATAACGCTATGTCCACCTTTGTGTGGAAGAATGTTGCTGACGATGCTAACACAACTCTAATAGTCCAGCAGGTTGGAGATACCCTCTATTTTTGGGATGCAATCACTTACGCCAACATATCTTTAGGCGCAATCACGGATACCGTTGATCTAAACGATTTCACTCCTATTGGTGGCATTGCTCCCGATAGGTTTGAGTGTCAGTTTGCAAATGGGCACGGAGTTTTATTCGTCTTCCATCCTTATTGTGACCCGTTCTATGTTGAGTTTGACCCAGATACTTTAACCTTCACGGCAACAGAAATTAACGTAGAGATACGTGATTTTGAAGGGGAGTTAACAGATTCTCTCGGAGTAACAGACAGACCCGCTACAACTCTAGCTGCAATGACAAATCAACATCATTACAATCTTCTAAACCAAGGTTGGAATGATACTAATCTCGCAACTTGGGATACTGCTAGAACAGATATGCCGAGTAACGCAGATGTTATGTATCTGTTTAAGAACGCATCGGACGTATTTGATGCGTCTACCGTAGCGAACGTAATACAAGGTAATACACCTGCTACGCGAGGACACTATATCTTAAACGTCTTTAATCAAGATCGTATTACTGCTTCCGGTATCTCTGGTTTAACAACAAATACCACGGGCGCTCTTAGAATGGCCACAGGAGCCTTCTTCGCAGGGCGTGTGTGGTATTCTGGTATTAACGTTCAATCCTTTAAAGGTAACGTATATTTTTCCCCGGTTATTGAGAGTTTCACACAGTTTGGTCAGTGTTATCAAAAGAATGACCCCACAGCAGAAACCTTTGCGGACCTCTTCCCCACTGATGGTGGCGTGATTGATATAGCAGATGCAGGGACAGTCTATAAACTATTTGCAACCCAATCTTCACTCTTGGTGTTCGCTTCTAATGGTATCTGGGCTATTTCAGGTTCAACAGGCTTAGGCTTTACAGCGAACGATCATTCGATCAGTAAGATCGCAGATATTCCAATCATTGCTTCGTCTTCCTTCGTTAACGTTGGTGGTTTCCCTATGTGGTGGAACTACGATGGTATATACACAATTGCTCCAGATCAGGCTGGAGGCTTCACGCCAAAGAGCTTGACGGAGTCTAGTATTAAGAAGTTCTACCAAGAAGAAATTCCAGACGAGTCTAAACTATACGCTAGAGGTTGCTATAACAACATTCTAAAGACAGTCCAGTGGCTCTATAGAGATTCTGTAGCGGAAGATATCAAAGATAACTATAATTTTAATAGAGTTTTAACTCTGAACTTGAACACCAATGCGTGGTATCCTTGGAGTGTCGCCGAAGCAGACCCAAGATTAAACGGAGTCTTCTTCGTAGAGAGTGTCCCCGAAACAATCTCAGTGGATAATGTCGTTGATAGTGTTAGTGATCAAGTCATTGATGGTTCTAGTAATAACGTCATTGTTTATACTAAGTCTGGTATTATCTCTCCTAGAAACGTCTATGTAACCACAGCGGATTTCAGCGGTACAATAAAACTCCAATTCGCACTAGAGACCGACCCAGATTATCAAGACTGGGGGAGTTACACAGCAGGTCCTGTCGATTACTCCAGTTATTTTATAACGGGGTACAAGATACACGGACAAGCGCAGCGTAAGTATCAACCCAACTGGGTATTAGTCTATGTTAATAACGAGACTCCAGGTTCATTCTCATTCAGAGGAATCTGGGACTACGCACTCAATTCAGGTACAAACAGATTCTCAACAGCACAAACTATTACTTACTCCGATACTAACTATGCCTACAGTCATAAACGTATCAAAGTGAGAGGCCACGGTCTAGCTTTACAGTTTAAGGTAGAGAGTATCGCAGGAGAACCCTTCGATATTATTGGCTGGAGTTTGTTCGAAACTGTAAATCAACTTCCATAGAAAGGACAACAATGATCAATCAAGTGCAAAATAATTTCGCGGTATTTGCGGCTGGTGCCGGTTTCGGTATCTTCACGTGGTACCTCGTTAAGCTTGCTGGTCCCGTTTTGTGGCAAATCGCTAAGAAGATTGGCTACAAGGCTTGGGAACTCATGAAGAACGTCGCTTCCAAACTTAAGTTCTGGTAATGGTCGCTCAAAATTTCAATGCCGCCTTAAGGTATGTCCTTAAAGACGAAGGAGGCAACGACGATGATCCTCGTGATCGCGGCGGAAGAACGTCGAGAGGTATAACGCAACGTGTTTACAACTCTTGGTGTAAACTTCGTAATAAGCCAGAAGGTGACGTCTGGCTCGCATCAGACGCTGACGTCAGGGCCATCTACTACGATCAGTATTGGCTACCTTATTGTGATAAGCTTCCTCCTGGGATTGACTATTTGTTTTTTGACATATCTGTCAATGCCGGAAGGCAGAGGGCTGTTAAAACTTTTCAAAAAGCTCTTGGGGTTACAGTCGATGGAATGATGGGGGAAGTGACCCGCTCCGCCATTATGAATCACGAAGATCACTTGGCGCTAATTAGAGAGGTTTCAGAAGTCCGCAGGAACTTCTACCGTAATTTAGAACAGTTCCCCATATACGGACGAGGCTGGTTAAACAGGACTAATCATTGTGAAGACGGAGCGTTAGCTCTAGCTTCTGGTGCGAGTTCCTTTGATAAGCCCCCTGCTCCGGGTAAACCCTCGAAAGATGAGAAACCCGCAGGTCCCACAGTGAACCCAGAGACTTCTGGTTCTGCTGCGGGTGGTATGGGAACTATAACAGTTATTCTTCAACAGATGAAAGAGATGCTGGAACCCTACCAGTACATCATCAAACCTGTGATGTATATCACGCTAGCCCTGACAGTTGCTATGGTTTTATACACCGGTTGGAGCTTTTATAAGAAGAGTAAAATAGAAAAGGTCATGCAATAATGTTAGGCTGGATTCCTATCATCGGACCGGTAGTGGATGGAATTGTAGCTATATTCTCAAAGTTTAAAGATGTAGAGGCAATTAAGTATAAGACCGACGGTGAGGTTAGCATAGAAGGTTTCAAAGCTTCTGCTAATATAATCGAAACAACTAAGGATGACATTGGTATTCGATTAGCTCGAGATATCGTGATTTATCCGGTAGCTATTTGGTCGGCTTTAATAGGTTGGGATACAATCGTAGTTAAACGCTGGCCTGAACTAATGTTTCACATAGAAAAGTACCCAGAGAGTGTGGCCTACCTACCATACGCTGTTATTGTTTTTCTATTAGGTAATATTGGATTAAACATTTGGAGACGAAAGTGAACACCCAAAAGACTAAAGAACGTAAGACAGACCGTGTTTTAGTTCTACGTCCCAAGGCTGGAGAAGAAGCAAAGTCCAGCAAAGGAATGGTAGACCCGAGACTATTCAACGGTGAAAATAAGTTACATGTGACAATGGATGGGCAACGTTTGCTGTGGTCGTTTAAGTACGAACACGGCGGCGTCCCTGAGGCTCTAAAACAGTCCTTTACTAATTTCCCATTAGCTTTCGAACACGCTAAGCGCTACTTCGAGAACAGAGGAATAGAAATTGTCGACATTCAAGATTAAAATAGCCGAAGAGGAAGACCTTCCTCTAGTGATGGAAATGGCGATGAAGTTCGCAGAGAACTCGAATTACCTCCATCTCATATCTAGAGATAAAATAGAATCCTTCGTATTAGGTTTAATACGATCTCCAAAAGAAAAGGCCGTAATCTTCCTCTGCGAGGATAAAGGCATGTTAGCAGCTTACGTATCTGAATTCTTACTCGGTAACATTGTACAAGCCACTGAATTAGCGTGGTGGGTGAGCCCCAAGTATCGTAAGTCTCATGTTGGCAAAACGTTAATGGAAGCCTTCGATTATTGGGCGGAGAAGATCGGAGCAAAGATTAAAGTTATGTCTTCTCTCGATAACTCCGTCGCTAAATACTATGAGAAGAACGGTTATAAGTTATATGAGAGAGTTTATTTTAAGGAAATATAAATGCCCGCAATTACAACTGCTATCTTAGCTGCTACCGCTATTGCTGGAGTGGGTTTACAGGTTGCAGGTACAGCTCAATCTGCTAAAGCTGCTAAAAGTCAGAACGAATTTCAGATGCAGATTGTGCGTCAACAGCAACAGCAAGAAGCTCTTCGTCGTCAAGCCATGGAATTAGATAATAGACGAAGACAACGGGAAACCGTGCGCAAAGCGCAACAGGCTAGAGCACTAGCACTCGCCGCAGCAACAAACCAAGGAGCACAGTTTGGCTCCGGGGTACAAGGTGGCTTCGGTCAGATCGCAGGTCAGGAAGGCACTAACCTACTGGGCTTATCACAGAGTTTGGCACTAGGACGTGCTAACTTTGACCTAGGCGCAGGTATCTCCTCTTCCAGAATTGGATTAGCTGGAGCAGGCCAGGATGCAGCTTTAGGAGCAGGTTTATTCTCCTTAGGAGGCGGCCTGGTGAGTTCTATGGGTTCCATAGGACGTCTGAGTGGTATCGGCGGTGGCGGAGGCTACGGCGGAATTCCTAACGTACCCTTCTACGCACCAAACGATTTATAATGACAGAACAAGTCCCTATTAACCCTGTTGACTTTGCCCCTGAGATTGTGGACCAAAGTCCTCAGTTACCGCAGCAAATTGATTTCAGTACGGAAGAGCAACCGTCTCAAATCGATATGGCTCCGGTTATGCCCACGTCAAATACGTTCCCAATTAATAACGAGACCATTCCAAAGAGAGCCTTTAAGGCTGCCTATGGACTATCAACTACGCCCGCTGCTAAGCCTGTGGAAAACTTCATTGAGAGTCTTTCTTCTGGCCGTGAGTATATGGAGCGTAGCGAGGCCGCAGCTAAGTTAAATGAAGCGTTGGCTAATAAACGCTACGATATCATTGCAGAGGCCCTCTCTGATTTTAGTACTCCAATAACTCCGGAGAGACTCGCTGAAATCAATGCTATCTACAGTCGCACATATAGCCCTGAGAACGTGTTCGAACAGAACTACGCTCGTAATTATGTCGCAGCCCTAGATAATTTTGCCTCTCGTCTTGGCAGCGATCACTTTTGGAATGTTGCTAATTTAGAGCATCCCTCTAATATTGAAGCAGCTAGGAAATGGGGCACACTCGCCCTCGCTCAACGCGAGGTCGCAGAGACTCTTCGCGAGGGTGTTAGAGCAAAGATGGAGGCCACTCCTCCCGTCACATATAGTGAATACCCAAATATAGCTCCCGGTTATGAAGATACAGTCGCTCTCGCTAGAGATGGAGATTACGATAAGTATTCAAGAATGATTGTAGAACTCGGGAAGATAATGGGTATCCCCGGTTATCATGAGTACTACATGCGTGGTCAGGTTCCCGGTGTTAGCTTCTTCGAAGGTATAACCAAAGGTGAACACATCGAGTTGGCTAGAAATAAACTCAGAAGCCTTCCTTTTGATGAGTACACGCAAACATTAACCAATATAACCAATCTTCTATCTTCGTTTAACACACACCTAGCTGATGACTTCCTCAGCAAGATGATCGGGCAGACGTCGATTGAACGTTTCCTGGATAACATGGATACTGCGGTTAACGCAGCAACCATCGCCTATCCGTTCGCAAAGTTTGGACTGAGCCTAGCAAAAGGAGAGTTTCCGAAGTCTGTTTCTTCAGTCTCTCCTGAAGTAGACCAAGCAATTGCAGCGGTAAAGGATGTGATCAAGTCTGCGGATGGACTCCCGCGAACAGAGAACATTGTCGCAGCCACAGGTGATCTACAGGAAGCCGGTAGGATTAAAGCTACAGAGAATCTAACCAATGCCTTGAAAGGTACCTCTCAATCTGAGCGTGAAGCTATTGAAGCTTTGCCCGCGCATCTACGCGCAGACAGGATTGATGAGAAAGCCAACCCCGGTATTCTGAGCACAACCCAAGCTAATATTATTGAACAAGACTCTCGAGCTTTCGAAAGAAATGCCATGGATGCTCTGGGCAATACTCTTAAGGTTCAGAGAGTTCCAATTGAATCTTTCTCTAGAAAGACCATTGACGATATCATAGCAGCGCAAGCCGAGCGATACCCCGGAATTAATAATGGTATTATAAAGCTAACTGACCCCGTTTACGACCCCTTCTCAAATACATATGAGGTGAACTTCTGGGTTGGACGGCAGGGCGGTATTCTGTTTAGAAACCAACAAGAGGCTGAACAGTTTGCTAGAGCGCATGGGTTTTCTAAAGATCAGGTCGTCCAGAATCCTCAACGAGGGTTAGGTTGGGCAATTGAAATTAGAGGTGTTAAACTAGATGAGACTGGCTCCGTCATCCGAGATAACATCGTTCACCCCAGTAGAGTTGAATCCATTTCGCCTTCTTTACGCGAGGATCAAGCTCTTTTAAGCCGTTACATTCCCTTCTTAGATTATATCCGTTCGCCAGAGGAAACTCTGTCCGCAGAACAAAGAGCACTAAGAAAAGTTGCCACATACCCTCAGGCAGAACTGAGACGTGTTGCCATTCAAGAAGCAGAGATAATCAGGGATTTAGCCAGAGGAATTAAACGTTTTGATTCTGAGGGCAACCCTCTGACTATTCCGAGGTATTTCCCAGGTATCAGCGGCTTGGTTAAAAAGAATAAATGGAATGACTTCAAGCGTATGCTTGACTTAGCCAGAAAGACTCCAGACCCAGTTACAAATAGAATGGGTTACTTCGCGAGTAATCCGCACGAACTCCAAGATCAATACCTAACACACATCGGACGTATTCCCACCTTTGAAGAGCAGAGGGCTTACTTTGCTAATAAGAGGTTGGTTGAGTATGACCGAATGCTCCGCACCATCTCTATGTACCGTAATAAGGCTAGAGTGGGTGCAGAGAACTTCCAGATTGTTTCTCATGGAGTTAACCCCAATAAGCCCGGAATTGGACATAACCAAGGCCCGGCTTTAGAACCAGACTTTGGAGAAATCAGATCAGTACCTTTTGATGGTGTCGCTCGTAAGACTCTCCCTAGTAAGGGTAACATCCTAGTTATGGGTGACGATGTATCGAGTTCAAAAGTACATCAATTAGATAGTATGCTCCCAAGAGCAAAACGTAGATTTGAGAACGAGGTTGCCTCGGGTAAGTCCACTCTAATAGAAGTCTATGACCCCGAGCACAGACCCTTCAATGGTTTTGTTGACGGTGGTGAGCGATATATTCGTTATGTCCTCGTCAAGAACTTCGAGAGAAAACCAATATCGTGGAACGATCAAGTCAACCGCGTTGGTGGCGGTCACTTTGTTTGGGAATATGATCACTATGTTAAACAGGCGAGAGTCATTCATGAAGAAGTGAATGGCCGCCATACCTACCGCTATGAAGGGGATGAAACAGTTATCCCCGTTATGAATAGAGCAGAAGGACGTCAGTTTACAAACCTTCTAAATCAAATTAGACTTCTCCTCAAAGATGGTAAAGAAGCAGAGGCTGCCGTTCTAGGTAAGCAACTTCCTCCCGGCTATTCCTTCGATGACTTTAAGGCGGCGTTCCATCCAAAGAAGGATGAGAATAACGTCATTCATCCGCCTCGTTTTAACTACGATGAACCCTTCCATGTTGTACCAAACAATAGGGCCATCATTGATATGGATAATAATCTAAAGCGTAAATACCCAGAGAATGTCTGGCGAGATGGTACTCGTGAGAGTTTGGCGCGAAACTTTCAGGTTGAATACACTCGTGAGCGCGATTCCCACGATCTCTTTGGTCCCGTAAAGAACAGAGGAACAAAAGAAAACCCCGTCTGGAATATAGAGCCCGGCAGGATGTTAGACCCAATTGTTACGGCTAACAGGGGTTTGAACAGAATCATTGGCTCTTCTTTCATGGAAGACTATAAGGCTAGTGCGGTAGAGAGCTGGCTCAGAGAGGCTATGCCCTACTTGAATGCAACTCCAAGAGAGATACAAAGTTCGCCCTACCACTATTTCTATAATCCTGAGTTCTTAAAGGGAACTCCATACGAAATTAAATACCCTCTCTTAGCCAATCGCTTTAAGATCAGGCAATTAGTGGGAACCCCAAATGATTTAGAGCGCTATTTATATTCTATGACGCAGGCTCTATATGACTCTGCTTATCTTAAGCCCAAGGGTGTTGGTGGCAAAGCCGCCGAATTAACGGGCAAGGCGCTAACGGTAATCGACCCTTTATGGAAGATTAACTATATTAAAGACCCCGTTAGAGTTATTAAAACCCTGACCTTTGATATGTTGATGGGTTTATTCTCAATTCCCCAGTTCTTTGTTCAACAAATGACTTGGGTTAACATTGGCGCTGTATCCCCTCGTTCAGTAGAAGCAGCTACAATGGCTTCTTTGTTTGCCCAGTGGACGCGTTTTGCTAAATCCCCTGAGACAGTAAAGATGCTCGATAACGTAGCTGTTAAGATGGGGATTTTATTTCCGGGGGCACGTAAGTTTAAACCCGGTGAGTTTACAGAGGCTCTTGATCTTTTACATAGGTCTGGTTACGGCGTGGTGGGCGGTGAATTCTCCATGTTGGATAACAACCGTGTAGCAAACATCATTCAGAACGGAATGGATCGTTTCGCAGACTGGTCGCGCTTCTTTTTCAAGGAGGGTGAACGCTCTCCTAGATACGGGTCTTGGTTCACAGCCTATCTCGAATATCGCGAGAAAAACCCAACCAAGAAGATCACGAATACAGAAGCAGCTAAAATCTTAGATAGAGCGGATTTCTTATATAACAACATGTCCGTGGCTTCTCACTCTGTGT